TTTTTAAGCGGTATGTCGTCCCATAGTCCTTTAGCCACAGTTCTTCTCCTTTAGTTTGGCTTCGATGGCATCAGCAAATTCCCAAAAGCCGCCGCCCTCTTGCGTATCATCGAAAGCGATTTGCTTGTCCTCATCCGTCAGCCCAACCCATTCATGTCTATATTTTGCCGTTTCATCGACACGTTCTTGCGATATGTCGCTGGCGTGTACAGGTGCGGTGTCAAAGGTATAAGTTTGGTTAAACAGTTCTCGACCGATTGGGTATTCTTCACCAGCCACGCCACGCATGATTAAGTCATCTTCTTTGACTGGAGTGATGCCTTCTCTGGTGCTTACATGGGTTTCGCCTTTGCGCTGCTCACGAACATGAACAACGATTGGTAACTTCACACATGGTTTCCACTCGTAACCAACCGCCACAGGCTCTTGCTTCTCTGCCTCTGCGATGGCTTGGCGTAGTGCGTCAATTTCCTCTTGCATACGGTCACGAATCATCTGCTCAGTCACAATACCTTCGTGGTCTGGGTGTTCTTCGCATCGTTCTTGCCATGTTTTAATCATTTCTCACCCCTTGCTCGGATTTCTTCGGCACAGGTAATGCCATCGTTTTGGGCGCACTCGGTTTCACATAACACGGCACACGCCTCACGTTCTTTGTCTATGGCTGCATAAATGTTTCTGGCCTGAAGTGCAAGGTCATTCCGACGGGTTTCCATAAGCAGCCACCGGGCAAAACCCAGCATTTCATCGGTTACATTGAACCCTTCTTTGGTTGCTCGTTTTTTAATCTCGTTGTTGGTCATTTCTCACCCCTTGCTCGGATTGCTTGGGCAATACGGCTTCGTTCCCGCAGGCATATCTCAAGTACTTCGTACTGCATTGGTTCCCCGGTGCCTTGTTTTACTATCTCGTAACAACGCTCACGTTCTCCCGCCGCTATAATTTTTGCAAACCTGCGTAAGTCATTGTATGAAGCACCAAATGTAGACTTCTTTTTACCAATACCAGCAGCATCTGCTATGATAAAAAGTTCTTCTTTGGTCATGTATTTGTCCATGTTTTCTCCCTAACCTGTTTTATTGTCTTTGCACCATACCCATAGTAAGGATGATCTGTTAATGAATCTAACGCTTCCAAAATGTCACAACAAATTTGACGTTCGCGTTCACAAACCAAATGAGCAAAGTGCTCAATATCACCATGCAAAGTTAGTCCATTGTCCTCAATAAGTTTAATAACTTGATCTTTTGTCATAACAATATCGCCTCATCTAAAGGAATGGCTCGGGTTGCAGGGTGAAACTTATGCACCTGCCCACCTTCCCCATTAACAACTATTTTGTTGTCGCCTGTACGTCCAGCAATTACACCTCGTTGTCCTGTTCTATAAATCTGAACGGGGGCACCGTGCTTAAACATTATTAACGTAGCCGGTTCTCCAACTCGGCGTAATCTTGGGTCTCCGCTATTAGCTTTTTTAAGAAGCATCGCATCTTTTTTATTTTTACAATATGCAATCTCAATATCACCCTCACCAACTGCATACCACCCATCTCTTGTTTTTGCTATCCATCTATCACTCATCTCACCCTCGGCTGGCAGTTATAGGCTTGTGCCCCGTCACGGAATGAACCCATGAAGCGGCAGTCCTCGGTTATCTGTTTGCTCTCCCAAGCAATACCTAAAAGAAAAGCAATACCTGCTAGTACTATGCAACCAAATGACGTTTGCCATTTTTCTTTGCACCATGCCCATAACTTCTTCAGGTCAATCAAGTCTTTCATTTCAGATTGCCTCCCCCCTTCATAATGTTCCCACCAAACACATACGTACCAACATGTTCTAGTTTGATAAACGGTTGGGCATAGACTTTGCCACCGTGCTTACGCCACAGGTCACAGAAGTGGTAATCCTCAGATAACAGAGCACCCGTGCTGTCAATGCTTGTAGCAAAGAACTCATGGGTCAGGGGTTTAGCGTATTCACCAGTCTTAGGATCTTTAAATGAGGATGTCCGGTAGGTAGGCACATGATCCTTGAGGATCTCAAACACCCGCCGTTTGATCAGCATGAACCCTGTCCCGGCGTGACGAACTTCGATGCACCCTTCTTCGTCAGTTTCTTGCTTCTTTCCAACCATGTTAAACACAAACGCTCCACCATACTCGGCCAAGTCTTTTTTCCCGGCCTTTGCCGCCTGCTCCACCTTAGTCCAGTCAATCTCTTTCTTGGGATACATCCCGCACACAATGTCCCGATCAGCCGCCATCAGTTGTGCCACGGCATGACCATCGTAAGAAATGTCAGCATCAATGAACATCAGATAGTCAAAACCCTTCTCAAGGAACAGGCGGGCCAAGTCGTTACGGGCACGGGTGATGAGACTCTCGTTCATAATCTGCGCCCAGTAGACGGGCACACCCACAGACTTCATCTTGTTGATTGTCCCGAGTAAGCCAGCGACATAGTGACCCGTACACATCCCGCCATACATCGGAGTAGCGATCATCAGGGAGGGTTTGTCGGACTTCTCTTGTGGCATATCTTTTTCTTCAAACGTGGTCATACTTTCCTCACAATAAGTTGGTATCCGCTGTAGGCAATAACTAATTCGTTTTCAAATAGAGTAGTGAAAACATCTACCGCAAATTTAGGGCGGTCAAGTAAAGTGAACCCGGGCGGTTTCCACATGTAATCATCAAATACCATGAACCCTCCACGTTTTAGCAGCGGCCACGCCATGCAGGCATCTGTCAAAACATCTTTAGCGATATGCGAACCATCAATGTAGATGAAGTCAAATGAGTATTTTTCTTGGGTTACGGCGGGTAACCATTGTGTTGACATCCCCCTGCACTTTGTAACTCTCCGCTCAGGGTGCTTCTCCCGCACGGTGTTTATGTTGTGCTCAAACCGTAACTCGGCCCCATCCATCTCGTTGTTGACATGCTCGGCCCCGCCCTCCCATGTGTCAATGCAGACAATCTCACCACCATCTACCATCATGTTTTCAATAATCCATACAGCAGACCGACCCTCAAAGGATCCTATCTCCAAGAAACTTTTACGCTCGGGTAGATGCGGGATTATCTTTTCCCACACGGGCGGGGACCATTGAAACCAATCTTTTGTAAACTGATATTCGCTCATCGTCTTCCTCTCGGTCTTCCTTTAGCCACGCCCCAGTTACTTCTCTTTTGTGCATCAAATAACAGGTCACTGAAAATATGCTCAGTCTCGTGTTGGTTGTATTTCCTCCTTGTTTTAGCACGATCGTTGCTTTCTTCTATTACTTTATCTGTATCCGCAGGGCGCTCTGACATAACAGACTTGGAACAAATCAAAACTAACTCGTCAAAGGTTTTGTTTCCGTTCCACAAGCAAGTGTTCAACGTGGGTAAGTAAGCCGCAACATAACGTGTTATTGAGTTACGAAACTGCGATCTAAATCTTGGGGTGCGTTTAATAGAAAATATCTCGTCTTCTTTAAGTTTGTACTTTAGGCTAAACGAATAACAAAGTTTTCCCATGTTTATATTTGGTCTTTCTTTCCAAGCCTCAACAATTGCTTTATCCCAAGCCTCTTGCAGAAACTCCTGTCGGGCTTCTTGAATCTCATCCAATAGATTCACTTTGTTCCCCTGTACGTTGTGCGCATCAATTCTTCATAGGAAAACTTCTTACCCAATGATTGAACTGCATCTACGTGTTCTTTTGAAAACTTAAGCACAGTGTTATCAAATATAAATGCGTATTTAGGTATTGTTATGTATCTGCGTAAAAAGTTTCGCCCTGTCTGAGTCAGTCGCCAAAAACCTGAGCCACGTTTGTCATCGTCTTTTTGTTTAATTGCTCGTTCTAATAAGTTCCAATGCTGAAGAATCGACATGGTTTTGGCCCGTAACATCCACTTAGGGGCTTTGGATAATTCAATCCATTCGTTTCTGCGGAATCGTTTGAGCATCCAAATCATTCCTCGTACGTGTGTACTTGTTACTTGATATGCGTGTATCTTGCCCCACCGCCGACAGCATGGGCATCTACCGCCTTCGCCTTTGATTGTTTGCCTATATTCCTTTCGGGCTTCGGCTAACGTCTTTACTTTTCTCATAGTTTCGCCTCTCCGACTTCGTTTATTAATTTTATTCTTACAGACCGCCTCTTCTTATTTAAAAACTTCTGTATCTGCTTCCTTTCTTCTTCGGTTTTAAAGGGCCATGCGAGTCGAATCTTATCCATGTCAATGCCTTCGCACGTTTCTTCGACTTGCTTCTGAACCTCTTTACTTACCAATTGATCAACCATCCACTGTGTTACGTCGGGCACGTTCAATCTCCTCACTAACTTGTTTTGCCTCTGTGTCCGTTAAGTAAACGTAGTAAATTGAATTAGCCATACGTCTGCCAACCCCCTCTAACCTTTTACCTACATTACAGATCTTTAGTAACGCAATACGATTATTGATCAACTCAGGCGTGGGCGGTATCTCGGCATCCAACTCTCCAAAGATACTACCCATGCGCCCTGTGTTATCGGCGTTTATCTCCACCCGCACCGTTACTTTGTGTGTCGATTTCATCATGGTGATTATAACTACGCTTTTGCATTACTATCAAATGGTACTAGAACGTAGTATTCACTAGAGGAAACCCGAACCCCCATGCCGGAGATATTTCCACCATCGTTTAAGATCTTTAGCATAGCGACACACGTAGCGATTTCCTCGGGTAATTGTTCAAACGTCTCATAAACCTTGGACCCATGATTCTGCCCACGGAAGTCACTCTCAGTAACATCTTGTGTTGTCACCGCTATCCGGCCATGCTCAATGAACAACACGTGGTGCTTACGAACACACTTTCTTTTGCGTTCCATAGTCAACTCGTAGAGGTCCAAACCCTCGTCAGCAATCTTCTGAAACTCAGGCGTGATAAATGCAACCCCCATATCTTTAAGCCGCCTAACTTCTTTATACAAGTTATCCCAACGTAGGTCGTTGAAGATCCTTGAATAACGGCTACCCTCTTCCCTCCATTCTTTGACCGCTTTATAAGCCACGTTCTCGGTTTGACGCATCACCTCCTCGTAACCAAATGGCACGATATGATCGACAGCAATCTTGATTGCCTTGGTAAAGTCCTTGGTAATCTTGCGATGCCGCTCGGTGTTACCGTGCCGATACTTTTGGTTTTGGATCATCCGAGACTCGATAGTCCACTCAGCCCCATTCCAAGTCGTTCTACCCAAAAACTTATCCATCTGTGGGAACCGGGGATCTTTGAAAGCCGCTTGTTGGAACAAGGCTTTGTCGTGTGAGTAATGCCTTGGGTCGTGGGCCATGACCTCAAAATTAGGAGCCCGGGCCTTGCGTATAAACTCCTTAAGGAATGTTTGTAACTCAGGGACGAACTCTTCGATAGGCTTATTGAATTTCATTTCACTCTCCTTTTGTTTTTACAGTGATCTCGAAACCATCAGCGATGCGATTCACCTCAACTTCTTTACTGATGATCTTATCCATCATAAGTGCCATAGTTTTAACGCCACGCAATAACTTGTAATTGCGATAGTGCAACCACACAATCCAAGTCCCCATCAACGAAAACAAAACTGCAGATTCCATAACACCTCCTTAGAAATTGAAAGCAGACAGGATGTCGTCCACTTTCTTCTTGACCGCATGACGCACAAGATCGGATTCGCGAACCGACTTCGGATCCACCCCGGCAATCACGGATTCCAAATCCTTACGGGCTTTCTCCAGTTTCGGATCGTTCGTTACGTTCAGGCGAGTCAGCAGGCCACAGAGATCCACCGCATTAGTAATTAGTGAATCACGGAAGATCTGCGTGCGATTCTCCTCGCCATCTTTACCAACACGGGGTTGCGCGGCATCAGCCAATTTAGTGCTCATGTGAGACAACACTTCATGAAGACGGCCCCAGAGTTCCTTCATCGCTTCCTGTAACTTGTTATTGAAATGATCTTCGTACTGCCGGGCCAGATCTCGTTTAACTTCTTCGCCTGCCTGAATCCGAAAATCACCCGCAGTCGGAAGCGGGGTCATCGCGTAACGGAATTTGAATTTGTTACGCAAAGTTTCGACTTCGGGATATTCGGCGCGATCAAAAAGTGCGCCGAGTTGGAAGGCGGCGGCTGATACCAGTTGCGGATACTCCCGTAGGAAGTCCTCCACCGCATCGTTGAATTGACGCTCAAACGAATTAAGGGATGCCTTGTAGTCAAAGAAGTTAGCCATAGGTAGCAGACGTGAGCCACCGTCAGACCAGCAGATCGTTTGATCGTAGTGCCAAGTGCGGATCGTACCAACAAGTTTCTGTAACTGCTCAAGTTTCTGCGTACCAGCCAACAGATGCTTGTGGTAGTTACCCGCTCTAGACTTCGTACCCTTGGCAGAGTCAATCTCCTCGGATACTTTCTTGTCCAGTTTGCGTCCAGTCCACACGCCGATGTTCAAGTCAATCAGCACGCAGTCAGACAGATCCATCAGCACGGAAGTATTTTGCACGTTCATTTCACTCTCCTTAAAAAGTTATAGTCGACTATAAGTTTTACTGCTCGGTTTTACTACTATCATTCTTTAGATACTCCTTACACAACCACAGCACGAACTGCGAGTAGTTAAGATCTATCCCCGTTCGTTCTGCGTATGCTTTCTTCGCATCATCAATTGCCGCTCGTGCATCGACACGGATCAATAACGCTTTGTACCCCGGACTAGTGCTCATGGTTAATCTCCTATGTAAATAGTTAGTCCAACATTAGATTGCTTATGTTTTGTTGTTACACCCCACAGAATCGGCGCTGTCCAGTGTGTACCCCAACTGCTCACGTACCCGTCAGTCAGCACCACGATTGCTTCGGGCTGTAACTTCTTAGCACGTATGTAGTCACTGATACACTGGGGATCAGTGCCACCACCACCCTTGGGTTTAGTCGATGTAACTAGCGAGTCAAACGCATCCCGGTCATACACCTCGTGTTGACATACTGATGTATCCCAGTAGATCAAGTCGATTGCCTCGGGCATCACCGTCGCACAGATATGCCGTACTTGTGATAAGAACTCACCGATTACTTTGTCATTGATAGAGCCCGACGTATCTATCGCCACCACTAGCCGACCCACCGACTCACCGATAGCCGACGGAAGATAGACATCCCGGTCAACCCACCTACGGTTTGGTCTGCGCCATGTAGACATCTCACGCTCGGCACAAAATGTTGTGATGAAATCTCGTAGGGCCTCACGCCAATCCACCTTAGACTCAAGCAACTCAGTGATCTCGCGTGGTGTTGCACCGTTCATTTTCCCGGCGAGTAACGCACCTTGTCGCAGGGCTTGGTCAATCTGATTACTGATTTCCTCGCGCTCTTTGGTTGACATCTCTTGGGCCTCATCCCACCCATGCTCGTCAAGGCCACCGCTCGTTTCCTCTTCTGAACCATCACCGCCTGAACCCTCACCATCGCCGTTCCCCTTATCTTGTTTATCTTTGAGCATACGAAACACAGCGCCCGCGTCCATGCCGCGATACTGCTCATCCAACCACCCACCCTTGGGCAGAGATACAAACTTACCGTCAGGGTCAGAGTCGTGGATCATCAGATTGATTACATAGTCGCATGCCCTGTTGGCTAACTTAGCGTCTTGCTTCCAAAGATCTAGCCATGTGGTCAGATGACGAAACGCTTTGTGCAGATTCTCGTGCAGTATGAGACCCCGCAACTCCTCATCCTTTAACTTCTCAATAAACGCACGGCCATACTTGGTATTGAACCCGTCCGTGTATGCAGTCGGGCAACCACTGTCCAGTACCTCAGTCGTGCCCGTCATAAACAAACCCGAATACAAGCAATACTTGGGCTCGTTCATCAACCAAATGTGTGCTCGTTGCACACGCTGTTCAGCAGATAAAGCCATATCACTCTCCTTTCAAGTTTTTATATTCAAAACTGCTACGGATACATACTTATCATTGTGATCTTTGGCATAACTCATTTTTGCACCCAACAACATACCGCAAGGCGTGTCATTTGCAAAAACAACTAACGGAGTCATAGAATGAAACTCATTTAATTCCTCAATTACTTTACCAACAGTCATTACTTGGTGAATCTTTCTAGATTTTCCAAAATACATTTCACTCTCCTTAAAAAGTTATAGTCCGACTATAAGTTTAGAAAGCCCACTGATTGTCAGTAGCCCACTTCTGAAACTTAGTGTTCTTTGCCAACATCTCCTTCTTAGACTCGGAGTTAAGGCCCGACTTGGCAAACAGTGCTTGCCACTCTTTGTCCATACGCTGTACATAATCAAGCCACGGATCAATAGACTTGGCATCCACTCGGCTCAGTGCAGAGAACACGATAAGACATTTAGCGATAGTGTCAGTGGGCCCGGGCAACTTCGCACCCATCGGATCAGCCACGATAGATTCCCATGTCGGCAACTTATCAACCACCGTAAAGAAAGACTCCATATCCCGTGCCGCTTTCTCACCGATAGTCCCGGCAAGCAGGGAGATAGTCGTAGCGTGACCCAACTTGTCCCGTTTCTTGGCGATGCGACTAGCCTTCTCTAAAGATCTTGGTGTAACGAACGCTGTTTGACCGGCTCGTGTCGGGCTGTAGATATACTCGTTGTCCTTCTGCGCCGGATCGGTATAAGACTCAAGGCAGTGCGGATTACCTTTGACCCACGCAATAACTTCGGGAGCGATGTCATTCTCAATAGCCCACGCACCCCAAGAGTCAGCATCAATCGAACCGTCAGCATTGAACCCTGCGTGTGGTTTGCGGATCGTCGTGAAGCAAACACGATTTCGGGCATGGGCCTCAAGAGAGTCACCCACCGCATCGCTTGCCAAGTTAGTCGTGCCAAACACAATCGACCCCTGCGGTAAGTATTGATCACCGATCCGATGCTCGTTCATCAGAGTCAGCAGGACATTCTTGACGGTCTTCATCGCCTTACCGATCTCGTCAAGCATGATGACGACGGGCTTACCGCTGTGAAACTTGAACCGTGCGTTCGGCGCAAACCGAGTCACCCGTATCCCGTTCTCCTCCACCGTATAGGGCAGGGCAAAGTCACCGAGATCCAACAAGGTGCAGTCGATATACGCTGTCTCGTAATCGGATAACTTGTTACCCAATACACTCAGCATCGCAGACTTACCGATCCCCGGCTCACCCTGCCCGATGATCGTGACCTCACCACCCACCGTCGCAATAGCGTCAGCAAACTCAAGCAACGACAACTTACTACCAAGGCTAACTGTAGCCATTTCACTCTCCTTAAAGTTATAGTCTGACTATAGGTTTTGAAACACAACTACATACTACCACTACATAATACCACTATTATACATGAGTATCAGATTCAGCGCAAGCCCCCTCTCTGCAATCAATATCCTCGGGCCTGCAACTAAACATATACTTACGCTCACACATTGATACGACAAACACCAACCCGTTAAGCATTGAGTAGATATAGTGTGGCCGACCACGGTACTTCACGGGATCACCAACCACCACCTCCCGTCCGTCCGACTCTCTGAACAATCGCATCACTCACCTCGCTTTCTCTTCTCCTTATTTTCTTTACGGATGTCGTAATACATAACGACGCCGATACCCACCAGTACGACAACTGCAAACCACGCCACGCTTTGGGCGGCTTCATGCGGGGTCATCTCACACCTCCGATAAGAACTTATTAATTAATACATCCACGCTTGCCGCCGATTCCTTGCAACCTACAAATTCAAAGTCGTCTCGCATCACACTCAGAGCCGCAACGATCAGGCTTATTTCCTTTTTATTAAATTTCATCTCACCAACCCTCCCTTGTTGTTCAACCCTGTCAATAACTTCTTATCCCGAATCAGCACATAGTTACTCTTGTGCATGGGGGCCACGGTCCAACTCTCTCTGTCTTGCCGTGCATGCTCCTCACCACAAAACACACATAAAGAACTTAATAGTCCACGCTGAGGTGGCTCAATTTCTGAGCCACAATCGCAACAATGCACCCATCTCATAGCCATATCAAACCCCTCTCACAAAACAATCAACAAAATGCACTCGGTCTTTGACGCTCAGACTCTCCCATGTCGGCTTGACGAACTCGACCTCGTACTCGAATGAGTCTTTGCGCCATGATTTCTTACGACGCACTTGCACTTTCGGGATTGCTTTTACTTGGGGTTTGATTGCCTGCAACTGCTCGGCTAGGGTTTTAGTAGTCATGTCACTCTCCTTAGTTTGTTGTTAAATGCCTGCTCGTAATGCTTTGATTCTGGATTTCGTGGTCCGTGTGGGCCATCTTGCAAGGGTTGATTCGTTTATTGCAAGCACTCCATCTACTACATCTGCGATATGGTTTTCAAACAGATACACCCGTGCTTCGTTACCCTGCACTTTGACTCGGGTGTTGTCCTTGCTCCAGTTTTTTAGTGCCCGTACGGCTTGCACCATTTCTACTTCGATCACTCTCATATTGTTCTCCTTAGTTTGTTAAGACACGCAACGATGGGCCCTATTTATCCGACCTGCTTATCAACCAAAACTTATAGTCCGACTATAAGATCCATCGCGCCGTGTCCGGCGTTTAACCCCTCTGCTAATCGCAGTCCTGTGTGGTGTTCGGGGTGAGGGTGCATCGGGTAGCGTGGCAAAAAGGACAATCTCGACAAAACAAATCCTTCAATTACCTAATACACCGCAGAGATACTGCTCGGGTTGTCATACAAGGGGATGGGGGTTCGCTGATTGATGCCGTTCTGATGTTGTCTTGCCTATATGGGGGATAGTGGGGCTGGTGATGTATCCATGCCTAAACAAATGAACATGTGCCTAGACATGGAACTCACACCACAACAACAGACCGCGTGATGCACTTGCTCCGCGACCTACATGAAATCTAGAACCCGTACCAATTACTCGTACAAGCCCTACGCCTACTCTGCACTTGGCAGTTAAACCGAAACTTATAGTCAGACTATAAGATCGGGATAGCCAAGCATTTGATGGGTTGTTAAAGAGCGGAGCCGGAGCGAAGTCCGACTTTGAAACCCTATTATCTCATAGGTTTATGAGTGTGTCAAGCCCTTTTTTACTTTTACTTTGGGGTTTGTTCCACGGGGAGGGGGTTTTGTTCTGCCGTGTTCCGTTTTATTTCACAAGGGATTTGCTTTATAGATCAACGGGTTAGGCGAGTTTTCAGGGATTTGTTCCTTTGTTCCACGAGAAATAATGCACCTGCGCAGAACCTCTTTTCCTGCCGAAAAAAGCAGGACTAAAGTAAAAGTCAAAGCGTTCTACTCTCTGGGAACCCTGTATATATTTTTTTAAAAGAACAAATATATGAAAAATGAAAGAAAGAACAGATAAATCAATAACTTAGTCTGTACTCTTAAAAAGAACATAAGGAACAAATTTTGGAACAATGGCTTGCACAAGCCGTTTGGCTGTTCCACGAAAAAATTTACAATGGAACAAATAAGTATCTGCTCATTTCGGCAAAACTTGCCGTGTAAAACTTATAGTCAGACTATAAGTTTGCCCCCCGCACCGAGAGGACATTAGTTCCACCCTCCCGCACCCACCCACCGATAAGATCTTTAGGCGCACGCGACTCGCGTGGTGGATGGGGCCTCTATTAAAAGCGTAACTAATAAGGGAGGCTATGCCTCCCTTACCGATATGACACCAGTTCCGGACGAAAAAAAACCCCGCCAGATTTCTCTGACGGGGTCTAGGTGGTGCGAGTTACTCAGCGGCGGCTTCATCCAGCGCATCGACTAGGAAAGCGGCCAGCGCGGCAAGACTATCATTCGCGGCCCGCATCTTTTCGAAACCCTTGCGAAGCGTCTCGCTGGCCTTTTCTGCCGTGTCGCCAGCCTTGATCGCGATCATGATCGTGCCGGATTCGCCAGTCTTGGCGCCGGTCTTTTTGCCAGCCTTGCGGCCCGAGTTCATATTGAAGGTCTTGCCCTCGTTGACGGCCGCGCGGATCTTGGACAGATACTGATTCCGAGTCGCCACGGCCAGACTGACAGGCATCCCGTCATAGATCGCCGATGCGACAGCGCAAGTCTTACGGCTGGCGCCGATCTTGATCTTGGCGTCTCGCAAGGTCTTGATGTGTGCCTTGATCGTATCGGTGGCCGTGGCCGCGCTATGCACTACACCAAGGTTCACCCCAATGTCGCGGCCGATAGCGGTGGCGTTGATCGAAGCGGGTTTAGCGTTTTTCTTTGTAGCCATTTTTACTCTCCTATAGATCTGCACCGGAATTGATGCAGTAGTGAAACTATAGCATAGGTCTAGCAGATAGCAAAACCTATAGTCGACTATAAGTTCGACTCCGCGCCCCCACCCATCCCCCACCCCCCAAACTGGCCTGATGGGACCCGCCCGCCGCTACGCTGTGTGTTTTGCACATCCAATCACACATATCCCCAAATATCTTTTACAAAGTAAACTCCCCCCGGAAACTCACCATTTTTTAGCACCCCCTCCCCCCTTCGCTTTTTAACTCCCCCCGGAAAGTCGCCATTTTGCGAAACACCCCCCATGCTCTTTTGGGTCCCCGGATCGGCCTAGGGGGGTATATTTTTTCAGCACAAGAACAGCGACGCTAAATACTGCTTTATGGAGAAGCAGTTATGGAGATTGAGATAAAAGTAAAAGGTAGGCTTTCTATAAAGTGGTTGATAGCGTTGCTGTTATGGTTGTAAAGTAGGTGTGGGGGTAGGAACAATTGGATTTTTCAGAGGTGAGGTTCGGTTGTTGCACACCCTACCCCCCTTGACAGGCATACAAATACGATATAGTTTCCGGCCTAATTCCGAGCCGGATTGCTCATACATGCCTATTGTCGTTACGCCTGAAGTTGGAATACCACTGCCCTTTGACGTTACGCCAGAGGAAGCCGAAGGCTTCAGGGAGCGGGCTAAAGCCGCCTGCGAGACGATCCTAGAATTAATCCAAAACGGTGCAGAAGTAAAAGTGGAAGATGAAGACTCCACCCGCGCCCATGTTATAGCCACCACAGAAAAATTCACTCCTGCAAAGACACCCCCGGGCACCATCCTCAAACTGGAAGCCTTGCTGGATCACTACGACCACGAGTTCTTGGAAGCCAACCGCAAGATCCAGAATCTTGTTACAAACAAGTTAATTGAAGAGACTGAAAACGAAGATCCCAAAATCAGGATCCGTGCCCTTGAACTGCTGGGTAAGCGCAAGGGGGTCCAACTCTTTACCGATCAGGTCGAAGTGACCATCAAGCAAAAGCCCATAGAAGAAATAGAGAAAGAATTGGGCTCTTTGTTGGAACGCTATATGGGTCCTGTCGAGAAGGCGGTAAAAGACGACATAGAAGATGTTGAGGAAACCACCGATGCGGGAAACGTCATCCCCGATGATGACGAATTAGACGAACTACTGGGGCTAAACAAGGGGGAAAAGGGTGGGGAGCAACCATCTGCAAGCACTCCTAGCCAATAAGGGCCAACTTAACCAACTCCCTCCGAGTGTAAAAGCCCGGATCTATGAACTATTGGAGGAGTTGGAAGAGCGGCGAAGCGCGGAAAACGCCCAAAAGTCCTTTATGGCCTTTGTTCAGAAGGTCTGGCCTGCGTTTATCCACGGGGCACACCACGCCAAGATGGCTGCTGCCTTTGAGAAAGTGGCTGAAGGCAAGTGCAAGCGGCTAATTATTAACATGCCACCCCGGCACACTAAGTCAGAGTTCGCCTCATACCTGCTTCCGGCATGGTTCCTAGGTAAATTCCCTAATAAAAAGGTCATTCAGACCTCCCATACAGCCGAATTGGCCGTGGGTTTTGGTCGAAAAGTACGAAATCTGGTGGATCAGGAAGCCTATAGAGAGGTTTTTCCAGAGGTTGCGCTTCAGTCTGACTCCAAAGCGGCAGGTAGATGGGCTACAAACAAGGGTGGAGAGTATTTTGCTATCGGTGTTGGAGGTGCGGTGACCGGTAAAGGCGCTGACATTCTCATTATTGATGACCCACATAGTGAGCAAGAGGCTGCGCAGGCAGAAACTAATCCCGAGATCTACGATAAAACCTACGAGTGGTACACCTCCGGGCCTCGCCAGCGTCTGCAGCCGGGGGGAGCGATCATAATTGTGATGACCCGGTGGAGTAAGAAGGACCTAACCGGGCAAGTGATCAAGGCCGCAGGCCAAAGATCGGGTGAAGAGTGGGAAGTCATTGAGTTTCCGGCGATTCTGCCCTCGGGTAAGCCCTTATGGCCTCAGTTTTGGCCCAGACACGAGTTAGAAGCCCTCCAAAAAGAGTTGCCCCACGGCAAATGGATGGCCCAGTACCAGCAGAACCCTACTTCTGAGTCTTCAGCCATAGTAAAACGAGAGTGGTGGCAGATTTGGGAGGACGATGAGGCCCCACACTGTGAATTTACGCTGATGGCTTGGGATACGGCCTTTGAGAAGACCAACCGTGCTGACTATTCTGCGCTTACCCACTGGGGAGTCTTTTACAAAGACGATGATACGGGCACCCCGCAGGCCAACATTATCCTGCTTGACGCATTTCGTGACCGTTTGGAGTTTCCGGCCCTAAAGAAAAAGGCGTTGGAGATGTGGGAAGAGGCGCAGCCGGACTCAACCATCATAGAGAAGAAGGCTTCAGGGGCTCCGCTGATATATGAGTTGCGGGCGATGGGCATCCCCATACAGGAGTTCACACCTAGCCGGGGCAATGACAAGATATCCCGATTAAATTCTGTCTCTGACCTCTTTGCTTCAGGTAGAGTCTGGGCACCGAACACCCACTGGGCTGAAGAAGTGATTGAGGAGGTTGCATCCTTCCCGGCGGGGGAGCATGATGACTATGTTGACTCGGTTTCCTTGGCGCTGATGCGCTTCAGGAAGGGTGGGTTTATACGTTCCGTACTTGATGAAGAAGACGAGAAGCCATATTTTCGGCGGCGTGTTCAGGGGTACTACTAAGGATAAAACATGGCAATTGACAAGGCACTTGGACAGGCTCCGATGGGGCTTAAGGAAGAAGATCTGGCAACGATGGAGCCAGACATAGAGATTGAGATCGAAGATCCTGAGTCAGTCAGTATTAAAGCCGGTGGGCTTGAGATTGAGATTGAGAAAGATGAGAACGGCGATGACTTTAATGCCAACATCGCTGAAGAGTTAGACGAAGGTGAACTTACTGAACTGGCCGGTGACTTGATCGGAGACTTTGAAGAAGATCTCAGTAGCCGCAAGGATTGGATACAGACCTATGTTGATGGCATAGAGTTGCTGGGCATGAAGGTTGAGGATCGCACTGAGCCTTGGCCGGGGGCATGTGGTGTTTATCACCCACTATTAAGCGAAGCCTTAGTTAAGTTCCAAGCCGAGACCATGATGGAGACATTCCCTGCACGGGGTCCGGTTAAGACACAGATTATTGGTAAAGAAACTCCTGAAAAGAAAGACGCTGCCCAGCGTGTTCAGGATGATATGAACTTCCAACTTACCGATGTGATGACAGAGTATAGACCCGAGCATGAGCGCATGCTGTGGGGCTTGGGGTTATCGGGTAATGCGTTTAAGAAAGTCTATTACGACCCGTCACTAGAGCGTCAGGTATCTATATTCATACCTGCTGAGGATGTCGTGGTGCCATACGGCGCATCTAACATCCAGACTGCAGAGCGGGTAACGCATGTCATGCGTAAGACGCCTAATGAACTGAGGAAACTACAAGTAGCAGGGTTTTGGAGAGATGTAGACCTGCCAGACCCACAGGATTCGTTTGATGAGGTTGAGAAGAAGATTGCTGAGAAGATGGGCTTTCGTGCCTCATCCGATGATCGGTACAAGATCCTTGAGATGCACGTTGATCTGGACATCACAGGCTATGAAGACAAAGACAAGGATGGCGAGCCGACGGGTATTGCGCTGCCTTACGTGGTCACTATCGAGAAGCAGACTCAAACAATCTTAGCGATTCGTCGCAACTGGGACCCTGATGATGACACCAAACAAAAACGAAACCATTTCGTTCACTACGGTTACATCCCCGGCTTTGGCTTCTATTGCTTCGGCCTCATTCACCTCATTGGCGCTTTTGCTAAGTCAGGCACTTCTCTTATCCGCCAACTGGTCGATGCTGGTACGCTGTCTAACTTACCCGGTGGATTTAAAACCAAAGGGCTCCGAGTCAAAGGCGACGATACTCCTATTTCGCCAGCGGAGTTCAGGGACGTAGACGTACCCTCCGGCACAATCAAAGACAACATCATGACGCTCCCGTACAAGGAGCCGTCGCAAGTTTTATACAGTTTATTAGGTACGATTGTTGAGGAAGGCCGTAGGTTTGCTAGTGCAGCGGATCTGAAGGTATCCGACATGAGTGCTCAGTCCCCCGTAGGGACAACATTAGCCATACTGGAAAGAACTCTCAAAGTGATGTCGGCTGTTCAGGCCCGCATTCACTACGCGATGAAAGAGGAGTTTAGGCTCCTTAAAGGCATCATCCGTGATTACACTCCTGATGAATATTCCTACGAGCCAGAAGAAGGCTCCCGTAGGGTTAAGAAATCTGACTACGATCAGTGCGATGTCATCCCGGTAAGTGATCCTAATGCGGCAACCATGTCGCAAAAGGTTGTGCAGTACCAAGCGGTTATGCAGTTAGCCCAAGGCGCACCGCAGTTATATGACCTGCCCTATTTGCACCGTCAAATGTTAGAAGTTCTGGGTATTAAGAACGCCAATAAGTTAGTGCCTAACAAGGAAGACATGAAGCCACGTGATCCGGTCACGGAGAACATGGATGTGTTAAATGGCAAGCCTGTAAAAGCCTTTGCCTATCAAGACCACGAAGCCCACATCGCTGTGCATATGGCAGCGGTACAGGATCCCAAGATTGCCAAGATGGTTGGGCAAAGCCCGATGGCACAGCAGATCATGGCTTCTATGGCAGCGCATATTACTGAGCACGTGGCCTTTGAGTATCGTCGTCAACTGGAAGAGCAGTTGGGTGTTCCCTATCCTGCCTTTAAAGAAGAGGATGACGAGCGTATTCCTGAAGAGATGGAGGTTCATCTCTCACGTCTGGCTGCTGCCGGAGCCCAGAAACTTCTTGCTAAGAACCAAGCGCAGGCTGCACAGGAGCAGGCACAACAGGTTGCACAGGATCCGATTGTGCAGATGAAACAAGCAGAACTACAACTCAAGGCTCAAGACCTTGAGATTAAGAAGCAGAAGATGACTACTGATGCTGCGGCAAAAGCAGATCAGTTAGACATTGAACGCGAACGGATCGAAGCCCAGAAGGAGATTGCCGGTATGCAAGTAGGGGCTAAGACCGCAAAAGATCGGGCTGAACTTGAGGCTAGGATGGAGTTGGAGGGCGTCAAGGTTGGCTCGCAAATCGCTTTTAACAAAGCGCAAACCCCAAAAAAAGGAGAATAAATGAGTAGTGACCTACTCAAGTACCTGTCAGAAAAGGTACAAGAGGAAATGAAGGTGATGGAAACCGATTGCATACTAGGTAAAGCCAAAGACTTTGGTGATTACAAATACGCTTGTGGTATTTACCGTGGCCTGCTAATCGCAAACAACGTATTAATTGAGACCGCCGAAAGGATGGAAAATAACGATGAGTGATCTCGCCATCGCAACTGAAGAAGGTGAAGTAAGTACGCTACCGGATACTCCGGAGCGCAAAGCAAAGCAGTTACCGGACCCCTCGGGGTACCGCATTCTGTGTGGGATACCTGCTATTGAAGAAACTTACGATAGTGGAATCCTTAAGTCTGACGTTACTCTTCAACATGAAGAACTCCTCACAACGGTGCTCTTTGTGCTGAAGATGGGCCCAGATTGCTACAAAGATAAGGATCGCTTTCCGAGCGGTCCTTGGTGTAAGGAAGGGGACTTTATTCTCGTGCGCCCACACGCAGGTACGAGGCTCAAGATTCATGGTCAAGAGTTTCGCATCATCAACGATGATTCCGTCGAGGGAGTGGTTGAAGACCCCCGTGGAATTTCTCGCAAATAGGAGTAAGGAATGGTTGAAGCACAAAAGAAGGACGACTTTGAGGTAGAAATTGAAGGCCAAGAAAAGTCTGTTGCACCGCAACAAGAGGCTAAGGGTAAACCCGAAGTAGACATTGAGATAGTTGATGACACGCCGGAGCAGGACAGAGGTAGAGAGCCGCTTCCCAAGCATGTTGTTGATGAACTTGATGCCGATGAACTAGAGGAATACTCCGACAAGGTTAAGACTCGTCTTAGTCAGATGAAGAAAGTCTGGCATGACGAGCGGCGAGCCAAAGAGGCTGCTTTGCGGGAGCAACAAGAGGCTTTATCCATTGCTCAAAAGATGTATGAAGAGAACAAGCGGCTTAAAACTCGTTTGTCCGAGGGCGAAAAGTCCCACATGGATACCGCCAAAAGTGCTGCGGAACTTGAATTGGAGATGGCTAAGAAAGCCTACAAAGAGGCTTACGAGGCTGGGGATGCAGATAAGGTAGTGGAGGCGCAAGCCCGTCTTAGCGAAGTTTCTTACAAACTTCAGAAAGTAAAAGACTACACTCCCCCTTTACAAGAGAAAGAAGTTGAGGTAAATAGCACTGAGGCACAACCAGTACAAGTGCCTCGTCTTGACCCTAAGACGGCTGCGTGGCAAGAGCGCAATACGTGGTGGGGTAAGGACGAAGAGATGACAGCCTTAGCGCTTGGCTTTCATCAGAAACTTGAAAAGCAGTACGGCAGACAATATGTCGGAACTGATGAATACTGGCAACGCATTGATGAAACAATGCGCAAACGGTTCCCCGACTATGAGTGGGGGGACGAAGAAGTAAAAACGACCAACGGGGGCGGCAAGCCCGTTGTGCGCACAGAAACAAAACCTGCCACAGTGGTTGCTCCGGCTACCCGCAGCACGTCCTCCAAAAAGATTGTGCTGAAACAAAGTGAGATTAATCTCGCGAAGAAGTTTGGGATAACTCCTGAGCAGTATGCAAAGGAAAAAATTAGACTGGAGAATCAAAATGGCTGAAAATAGACTTGCACGCGAACTTGAGAATAGGGAAACAGTAGAGCGTCCTAAATCATGGCAACCTGCTTCGGCACTGCCCGAGCCGGATAAACAGCCGGGATACTCATATCGCTGGATCCGTGTTGCTTCAATGGGTCAACAAGACGCAAAAAACGTAACGTCAAAACTCCGTGAGGGGTGGGAGCCGGTACGTATTGAAGAGCAACCTAAGTTCCAAATGATGACAGATCCTAACAGTCGATTTAAAGACAATGTTGAGATCGCTGGACTGTTACTCTGCAAAATTCCTACGGAGTTTATGGAGCAGCGTAGGCAGTATTACGCTAAGGCTACCCGAGACAACATGGATGCTGTGGATAACACGTTTATGAGAGAGAGCGATAGTCGTATGCCGCTATTTAAAGAGAAGCGGTCTACTACTTCGTTCGGTAAAGGTAAATAACTTTTTAACGAGGTTAAAATGGCATATCCCACCGTAAGCGGTCCTTATGGACTGCGACCGATCAATTTGATCGGCGGTCAGGTCTTTGCTGGCTCGACCCGTGAAATTCCCATTGGTTCTGGTGAAACAACCGCTATTTTCTATGGCGACGTTGTGAATCTGAACGGTGACGGAAACATCACGAAAGTAGCCACCACTGACTCTGGCTCTGTTGTTGGTGTTTTTCTAGGTTGCTACTATGTAGATCCGACCTTTGGCTTGACCTTCCGCCAGTACTATCCCGGCGGTCTGACAAACTCCACTCTTACAGCCTACGTGCTGGATGATCCGGATGCTTTGTTCCAAGCCGCAGTCTGCGACACTGGTACAACCACCATCAGTTTCTTAAATCGTACTGATGTCAATCGTAACGCTGCTTTGGTGCAGAACTCTGGTAATACCACCTCGGGTAACTCGCGTGTAGCCATCAATGATGCGACTAACACTACGACTACCCTTCCGGTTCGTATTATTGACGTTGTGCCCGAGACAGCAATTGCTGGAGAACCCGGTTCTTACACAGAAGTAATCGTGAAGTGGAACTTTGGTGTGCACCGGTATTACAACGCCACTGGCGTATAAGGAGCATAACAAATGGCTATTTCTCGTGCACAACTACTGAAGGAACTCCTCCCCGGCCTGAACGCCCTGTTCGGTCTGGAGTATGCTCGTTACGGAGAAGAGCATAAAGAGATTTTCGATATCGAGACCTCTGAGCGTTCCTTCGAAGAAGAAACCAAACTCTCTGGCTTCTCAGCCGCACCGGTCAAAAACGAGGGCTCTGCCATCGCGTATGACAACGGTCAGGAAGCATGGACGGCTCGCTATAACCACGAAACCATTGCCCTTGGCTTCTCCCTCACGGAAGAGGCAATCGAGGACAACCTGTATGACAGCCTGTCTGGCCGTTATACAAAGGCTCTGGCTCGTGCTATGGCTTACACCAAACAGACCAAAGGCGCTGCAATTCTGAACAATGGCTTCGACTCCGATTACACCTATGGTGACGGCCAGCCCCTGTTCTCAACTGCACACCCGCTGGTTTCTGGTGGCACAAACAGCAACACTCCCGCAACTCCTGCCGACCTGTCGGAGACCTCCCTTGAGGCCGCCGTTATTCAGATCGCTGCATGGACGGACGAGCGTGGCCTGCTGATTGCTGCAAAGCCGCGTAAACTGGTTGTTGCTCCTGCAAACATGTTCGTTGCGACTCGTATTCTTGAGACGGAACTGCGTGTTGGCACGGCTGACAACGACATCAACGCTCTGAAGAGCAACGGTTCGATCCCCGAGGGATACACCGTTAACCACTATCTGACTGACCCGGACGCATGGTTCCTGACCACTGACGTTCCTAACGGTCTGAAGATGTTCGTTCGTACCCCGATGGCAACGTCTATGGACGGTGACTTCGATACGGGCAACGTGCGTTACAAGGCTCGTGAGCGTTATTCCTTCGGTGCTTCGGATCCGCTTGGCGTGTTCGGTTCACCGGGATCGCCGTGATGTAAGGAAGGGGGGTTGCAAAACCCCCCTTTTGATGTATTCTCAAGGTACTAGGATTTTTACCCGTACAGACTGACCTAGCAGACTTAGTAGAGACGGTACGGGGATGTGCTACTACACGAAAGGCTTATCATGGCACTGACCACCTTTTCCGGCCCAGTCGCGTCAAACAATGGTTTTATTGGCGGCACGGCTTCTGACCCGATTACCGTAACTACTGCTTCAAACGTATCCTCTTCTTTTGTCACCGCCTCAAATACGACTGGCGATGTACGACTGAACTATTCCCGTCTGACGTTTACTTCCACTGGCTCTGGCGAGACCGGCCGCTGGCTGACCCGTGTTACCGGCGCTAATGCTGCTACCGGTGGCACTGTAAACGGTGGACATATCTCCCTGTCCGTTAATACCGGTGGCTCCATCTCTGGTGCCGCTAACGGCCTGCGGGTAACCCTTGGTGCTGCTGCCAGCGTAACGGTTGGTGGTACGGTTGCCGCTCTGCAAGTTGATTCGGACATTGGCTCTGGCGCAACCCTGCCTGCAAACGCTTCGTTTATCCGTGTGACGAACAGCGGCTCTGGAACCATTACCAATCTGTTTAACCTGCCGGACGCAATGGTTGAACCGATTGGTGGGACATCGACAACTGCAACCCAAAAGATTCGCTTTGTTGACTCGGCTGGCACTGCGTACTTCCTGTATGCAATCGAAGCCTAATGGAGATAACTAAAGAGTTTCTTCTAGCGGAAATCAAGAAAATGGAACAGCAACGTGACCACGCACATGATGTGGCCGTTGCTTCCCAAGCGGCGATTGACACAATGATGTCGTTGATAGCCAGACTTGATACGGTAGAGTCAACAATGGAGAGCCAAAATGGGAATGCAGTATGACGTATTTGCGTCCGCGCCTCTAACATCCAGTGGGCAGGTCGAAGAAGTAACGGGGACGACTGCGTTAGGTCGCACTCGTATTAAAAGTATTTACGGTACTTCCGGAACAAGCGCAGGGTCTGTTTCGTTTTATAACGGATCTGCAAACACTGCTCCGTTGCTTGTAACAGTAAATACACCAACAGCCACTAGTTCTGGAACCTTCTGGCTACCACTGCCGGGTGAAGGAATATTGGCTTCTAATGGCGTTTACGCAGAAGTTGTAAACGCTGCCTCAGTAATGATCACATACGGATAACCGACAAATGCAAAATCAAAAAGGTTACACGTTAGCAGGCCGTAAGATCTTCTTCGGCATCCCTGCTTACGACCACAAAGTTTCTCTTAAACAAGCCATCTCGCTTATGCGGTTTGCTCAAAAGGCACCGGAGCATGGGATTGAAATTTCAATTGGAAGCATTTGTGGGTGCTCGGTGGTATCCCGAGCCCGTAACCTTTTGGTGCAGGACTTCTTAGAGTCTGATGCCACCGAACTGATGTTCATTGACGCTGATATCAACTTTCAGCCAGATGATGTAATTCGGCTTATGGCATGGATGACTGAGCCAAACATTGATATTGCAGCAGGTATCCCTTGTGCCCGTAAGGTCGAGAAGACCTACATTGTCACCCTTGATGAGAACGAGAAGGGCGTGACTATGAACGCTATGGGCCTAGTAAAAGCCAAGCGGGTAGCCACGGCTTTCATGATGATCAAACGGGAAGTCATCGAGACTCTGGTCAAAGACAACCCGCAGTGGCACTACTGGGACGATAAGACCCAGCGTACCCTGTCTGCGATATTTGACTTTGCTGTGAAAGAAAACTCCTATGTGGGTGAGGACTACCTGTTCTGTGATCGGGCCCGTGATGCTGGCTTTCAGGTCTGGGTAGATCCGACCATCAAACTGGGCCACATGGGAACGATTGAATACGAAGGGGACTTTGGAAACGAAGCCTTCTATCCCCGCTTAGTTAAAGAGGCTGCAAATGGCTAAGACTCCGGCATGGCAACGTAAAGAAGGCAAAAACCCTAAAGGCGGACTGAACGCCAAGGGCCGTGCTTCTTATAACGCTGCCAATCCCGGTAAGCCCGGTTTGAAGGCTCCTCAACCAGAAGGCGGTGCCCGTAAAAAATCATTTTGTGCCCGTATGACAGGTATGAAAAAGAAATTAACTAGCGCCAAAACCGCTAATGACCCAAACAGCCGTATCAATAAAAGCCTACGGGCATGGAAATGTTGATATGGAAATGATGCTTTGGAATATGGTGTTGACCACACTGATTGGCATTCTTGCCTATATGGGGCATGAGAAGGCTTCAGAAATCAGTCGGCTCAACATCCTTCTTAACAAAACTCGTGAGGAGGTGGCTCGTGATAACGTCACTCAAGCAGAAATTAGTAAGTTGGTGGAACACCTCGATGCAAGGTTTAACCGCCTTGAAAACAAAATTGATGGGCTTATTCAAAAGGGGTAAAAAATGAAACGGGTTAAGCGTTATGCCGCTGGTAAAACTGTTGAGTCAGATTACGAATCATCTGATGATGCTAAGAATTTACGTCTTGCGGCTGACCGAGAGGCAGTAGAGTACGAAGGCGAAAAGATTGCTAAACCTTTACGTGAGGCTGCTGAAGCCGCCAAGGCTGAACCCATGAAGATGGCTTCCTTCAAAGAGGCTTTTGCCGAGGCCCGTAAGTCTGGTGATAAGACGTTTGAGTATATGGGTAAAAAGTACACTACAGATTTGGCTGCTCCAAAGTCTGCATCAAAAGCAGAGGCTCCCAAGGCTAAAACTTTTGCTGAAAAGCAGGCCGCTGCAGGTGAAAAAATGCAGGGTGCATACAGAGGCGCGGCTGAAAATGTTAAACGTGGGCTTAAATCTTTAGTTGGTATGAAAAAAGGTGGGTCTGTAAGTTCTGCTTCTAAACGTGCTGATGGTTGTGCAGTTAAAGGTAAAACCCGTGGGAAGATGGTATGAGCGCCGTAGTTAATCCAAATTTTCAGACCAATACGCAACCAGCTTTTAAAAAAGGCGGGAAAGTTAAGAAACATAGCACTAATAAAACAGTTAAATCTAGTGCTTCAAAACGAGCAGATGGTATAGCAATTAAGGGTAAAACTCGTGCCTAGCGTATCAGCCAAACAAGAGAAGTTTATGCAAGCGGTGGCTAATAATCCAGCGTTTGCAAAAAAGGTGGGGGTTCCCCAGTCTGTAGGTCGTGAATTTACTAAAAAGGAAGGTGGTACCGTGAAAGAGTCAAAAGCAATGATGAAAAAAGAAGTGTCTTTTATGAAGAAAAAAGGCGCTCCCAAGTCCATGATTAAGCATGAGATGGCTGAAGCAGGCATGAAAAAAGGCGGCAAAGTTAAGAAGTACGCTAAAGGCGGTGGTATTGAAGTCAAAGGCAAGACTAAAGGTAAGATGGTCAAAATGGCCGGTGGCGGAAAGTACTGCTAAATGAGACCGAGCCGGGGGATGGGCATCATGAACCCATCAAAGATGCCAAAGGCCAAGACGATTATCCGTAAGGACGATCCGTCTAAGGTCAAGATGTATGCCAAGGGCGGTGAGTCTAAGGTAAATGAGGCAGGGAATTACACCAAACCCGGCATGCGTAAGTCATTGTTTGAACGTATCAAGGCTGGTGGTAAGGGTGGTGCTCCGGGTCAGTGGTCGGCCCGGAAAGCCCAAATGCTGGCTATGCAGTATAAGAAGGCAGGCGGTGGGTATCGGGATTAAGTTCCCGACCTACGACGCTAGGGCGGACGGGAACGTATTTGAATGGATATTGATAGCGTCGCAAGACTTTAGGGAAATTAGGCAGAGACAACGATATGTCCAGTTTAAAGAAGCCGCAGAGGAGTCTCAAAGCGTGGACCGCTCAAAAGTGGAGAACTAAGAGTGGCAAACCATCTACGCAGGGACCGAAGGCTACAGGGGAAAGATATCTCCCTTCCGCCGCCATCTCAGCGTTATCGCCCCAAGAGTATGCAGCCACCACTAGAGCCAAGCGAGCCGGAAAAGCCAAAGGAAAGCAGTTCGTCGCCCAGCCAAAAGGTATCGCCGCTAAAACCGCAGGACACAGGAAAGTAACGTAATGGCTACTACAGGAACCACCGCCTTTAACCTAGACCTCAACAATATCGTTGAAGAGGCTTTTGAGCGCTGTGGTCAAGAATTGCGTTCTGGCTATGACATGCGTACTGCACGGCGTAGCCTTAATCTACTTACTATCGAGTGGGCTAACCGAGGAATTAATCTTTGGACAATTGAGCAGGGCACAATCCCAATGGTTCAGGGCCAGATCACATATGCCCTACCAAATGACACAATTGACCTGATGGACATGGTGATCCGTACCCAGTCTGGAATTGACCAGACGGACATCAATATCAACCGGATCTCTAGTAGCACCTATGCCACGATTCCCAATAAGAACGCCCAAGGCCGTCCGATTCAGGTTTGGATTGACCGTCAGAGCGGGGCTGAGAATGTCACGGCTAAAACTCTGAGCACGACTATAAACTCGTCTATCAATACAGTTACTCTTAGTTCTGTGGCTGGTTTGAACTATATCGGGTTTATCAAACTAGACAACGAAACTATTGGGTACAACGAAATATCAGGGAATACCCTACAAAACTGTGTTCGTGGGGTGGACGGAAGTACACCGGCTTCACATACCGCTGGAGCGATTGTGACAGTACGGAATCTGCCGAACATTAACGTCTGGCCTGCCCCGGATCAGTCGAACTTTTATTCTTTTGTTTATTGGCGTCTGCGTCGGATTCAAGACGCTGGGAACGGGATTAACACCGAGGACATACCTTTCCGTATGCTGCCCTGTATGGCTGCAGGGTTGGCTTATTATCTGTCCCTAAAGATACCCGGTGCAGAGGGTAGGATTGATATGTTGAAGGCGGCTTACGAAGAGCAATGGCTGCTAGGCTCAAGCGAGGACCGTGAAAAGGCTTCGTTGAGACTGGCCCCAAGGCAGTACTTTTATTGAGGTGAGCGATGGCTGGTCCAAAGTTTGCCTCTGGCAAGTGGGCGATAGCGGAATGCGACAGATGCGGATTTCGATACAAACTAAAACAGTTGAAAAAATTGGTTATCAAAACCAAGAACATCAACTTGCTGGTTTGTCCAACCTGCTGGGAGCCGGATCAACCCCAGTTGCAGTTGGGTATGTATCCTGTCTACGATCCGCAAGCCCTGCAAAACCCGCGAAACGACAAATCTTATATACAGGCTGGTTTGACAGGAATTCAAACCGATCCTTTGAACTTGCCAAACGAGGATGTAGACGCCTTTGGAACACCCTCTGGCGGAAGCAGGCAAATCCAATGGGGCTGGGCCCCAGTTGGTTTGAACGACCCCTTGCAGTTATCTGGGCTACCCAATAACCTAGTGGCTAACGGGGAAACGGGAACCGTAACAGTAACAATTACTTAGGAGTAAAAGATGGAAAAGACCGCAATGAAAAAGGTCGCCAAGGCCGAAGTCAAAGCCCACGAAAAGAAAATGCACGGGGGCAAAGGCTATCGGGCTGGTGGTAAGACCAACTTAGAGATGAAGAAACTGGGCCGTGGACTGGCTAAGGTAGCCAACCAGAAGTCGCCCATGATGCGCGTTCGCAAGACGGGGATCTAACATGGCTAAATTCTCTAAAAAAGTTAAAGGCAAGGAAATCGGTCAGGCTGATGTTTATGCCGCGCCGCATACCATGACTGGTAAAACAACTAATGTGGATACCTATAGCGTCTCTACTTCAGGTGCTAAAGAAATGGATACCATGAATGTTGGTGTTGGTGTAGTTAGTAAAGGTAACTACAAGCCAATTAACCCGTATGGAACTGGCGTCATGCGTGGCTATGGAGCCGCTACCAAAGGACATAAAATCAGCGGGAAGATGGGCTAATGAACTATCAGACGCTGTTTCAGACAATTCAGGCGTACTGTGAGAACGACTTCCCTGACACGGTGGTCGCTACCACTACTGCTACGACAACTGACTTTCTGACTAAATCTCAGATCGACACGTTCATCCAGCAGGCTGAACAGCGTGTGTTCAACTCTGTCCAGATCCCTGATCTTCGTAAGAATGTGACGGGTAACTGTACCCAAGGCAATAAATACTTAAGTGTCCCATCTGACTGGTTAGCTAACTTTTCTTTGGCCGTAATTGATGGGGACGGAGTACAACACTTTCTTCTAAATAAGGACGTTGAGTTCATCCGTGAGGCGTTTCCTAATCCTAATACAACCGGTATGCCAACTCATTATGCTCTTTTTGACCAAAGTGCTTACATACTTGGGCCAACACCGGACGCCTCTTACTTAACAGAATTGCACTATTTTTATTACCCAACATCTATTGTTACCGCTGGTACAACTTGGCTGGGTAATCGTTTTGATTCTGTACTCCTGTATGGTTCTCTTTTAGAAGCCTATACGTTTATGAAGGGGGAGCAGGACGTTCAGAATACCTATGTATCACGGTATAACGAAGCCCTTGCTATGTTGAAACAACTTGGCGAAGGTAAGAGCCGTCAAGATACCTACCGTACAGAACAAGCGAGGTACCCAGTCCGATGAGCAGCATGAGCGAAGTAGCCTTCTTATTAGGAGGGGATGGCGTCAAGATAATGACAACCCAAGGCCGGGGATTTACACCCGAAGAAGTTGCCGAGCGGGCTTTGGACAAAATTATCGCGGTGGGTGGAAATTCACATCCGCTGATTACCGAACAGGCTATGGCCTACAGAGATCAGATCCGCAAGGTTTTGGTGTTTTATATGAAAGAAGCCATTAGGTCACATCACACAACCTTGGCTATCAAGTTCAAGAAAGCAGGACATTCTGAATTTATTAAACTTTTAGATGAGTAAGGAGCAATAAAATGCCCATCACGCAAGCAATGACCACCTCGTTTAAAGCAGAACTTCTGCTTGGGGTACATGATTTCCGTCCGTCTGCAGATACTGGCGCAGATGTTTTTAAACTAGCGCTGTATACATCATCGGCATCTTTGGACGCCAACACCACGACCTACACTTCTTCAAACGAAGTAGGTACGTCTGGCACTAACTACACGGCTGGTGGACAGGCCCTGACAAACCTTGGTGTAACGGCTACTAACATCAATGCCAACACTGGTACTGGCTTTTGCGACTTTTCGGATGAGACCTTCACAAATGCCAACTTCACGGCCCGTGGCGCTCTGATTTATAACACCACCCCATCAGCAAACAGCAACGCTAATACCACGCTAACTAACGCTTCAGTGTGTGTATTAGATTTTGGTGCTGATAAAACTGCTTCTGATGGTGACTTCACCATTATTTTCCCGACTAATGATGCTTCTAACGCAATTATTCGTATTGCTTAAGGCGATGTATGCCACTCATACTACGGGATCGAGTTCAGGAAACAACAACCACTCTCGGTACTGGCACGATTACTCTTGCTGGTGCTGTTAGTGGTTTTCAATCTTTTTCTGTAATAGGAAACGGTAATACAACGTATTACACAATTGTTAGTCAAACTAGCAATGAGTGGGAAGTAGGGATTGGAACTTATACCTCTTCTGGAACCACATTATCCAGAGACACGGTTTTAGAATCTTCCAATGGCGGTAGTTTGGTTAACTTCTCCGCAGGTACGAAAAATGTATTTGTGACTTACCCGGCTGAAAAAAGTGTTTACAAAGACGCCAGCGAGGATGTAACTCTACCAGATACTCTAACTGCTGCTACGGTAGCAATAGACGCCCCCACAACTGACGCTACTTTTACAAACGACACAGGCATTACTGGCTGGGTTTACTCTGGTAAAGGTTTTAGTGTTAACGCACAAGAATCGGCTCCAACTGGTTTATTTTTTAAACCCGATGGAACAAAAATGTACGTTACCGGTTCGTCTGGTGACGATGTAAACGAATACAACCTTGGAACTGCGTGGGATGTAACTACTGCAAGTTTTGTTGCGGTATCAACTGGAATTACTCAAGACACGGCCCCACAAGACTTGTTTTTTAAAGATGACGGCCTGACTTTGTTTGTCATTGGAGATACAAACAATACCGTTTATCAATACACTTTATCAGTAGCATGGGACATTACAACCGCTACTTATTCTTCCAAGTCTTTTAGTGTTGCAACCCAAGAAACAACTCCGGTCGGTATGTGGTTTAAGTCCGATGGGACTACCATGTATATTGTTGGAACGGGCAATGATACAGTTTACCAATACACACTAAGCACACCTTGGGACATTTCAACTGCTTCTTATGCAAGCATCTCATTTAGCGTTGCAGCACAAGATACTTCTCCATCGCAAGTAGTTTTAAGTGCAGATGGCACAAAGATGTGGGTTCTTGGAAACATTGGTGATGACATCAATGAATATACTCTTGGAACCGCTTGGAACATAAGCACGGCCACTTTTGTAAACAATGTTTATGTTGGTTTTCAAGAAACTACTCCAACCGGATTATTTATAGATTCAACTGCGGCCAATCGTGTTTATGTTGTTGGTCAAAGTAGCGACACGGTTTTCCAATACAACACGGTTACAAATACTGTTGATGCAATGACAGACAGGTTGTTTGTAAGCGGTGAAGGTTATGTAGATGGAAATACTTTTTTTGGTTCAAACGTTAATATAGATTTAAATATCAATTCAGGCTCGGCTTCATTTGGTACGACAAGTATTTCTGGTGGTTTAACCGCATCATCTTCAGTCAATTTTTCTGCAAACACAGCCAACATTTCAATTGGTACTGCTCAAACTACTGGCGCTTTAAGTCTTGGTGGCACAACCCAGACAGGCATACTAACAGTAGGCCAATCGACTGGCGCACAGACGCTAAACATTGGTACTGGCGCAACGACCAGCGCAACTACCAAAACCATCAACATTGGAACCGCTGGTGTCTCTGGGTCTACCACAAACATCGCTATTGGCTCTGCAGTATCTGGCTCTCTTGGAACAACCACGATACAAGCGCCCACTGTAAACATTGGTCAGACTGCAACACAGTTTCGCGTTACAAATACCGCCTCTGCGGTTAACTTTTTTCAAGTTACGGGTAATACAGCTACTAACGCTCCTAATATTTCTTCTCAAGGCTCAGACACAAACATTGGTTTTGTTTTATCTAGTAAAGGAACAGGCCGTTTTGATTTCTTTACAAATAACTTAGCTCAACAACAGTTCCGTGTTGAACACACCGCCTCTGCTGTGAACTTTGTGCAGGTTACTGGTGCGGCTACTGGTTCCGGGCCAGTCTTATCTTCCGTAGGTAACGACACCAACATCGACCTAAACCTGACTACTAAAGGTACTGGTGTTGTAAACCTAAATACTGGTGCTGGTACTCAGGTTCGTATTATTGATAGTGGCGGTACGGCAGTAAATCGTATTCACCTCCAAGGACAGGCTACCGGATTTTTACCAGTCATTGCCTCCAGAGGTAGCGATACAAACCTTGGTATGACGTATTCAACCCAAGGAACTGGGCCGCATGATTTTTATACTGCTGGGACAAGTTTTACCCAACAATTTAAAGTCTCTCACACCGCCAGCGCAGTAAATTATGTACAGGTGACTGGGGCGGCGACTGGTTTTGAGCCAACGATTTCAGCGCAGGGTAGCGATTCAAGTGTTAGTTTGAATCTGGCTGGAAAGGGGGCATCTGGCTTTGTTCAGTTTACTGTTAATAGCATTTTGCGTGGAAGATTTGGCGCTTCTGGTGTTGTTGACCTTGGTATTTCTTCTTCTGGTGGAACTGGATTTCAAATAAGTGCAACCACTAACCAAGTAAATTATTTACAAGCAGCAGGTGCAATAGCATCATCAGGCCCAGTCTTGTCCGCCCAAGGCTCAGATACCAACATCGACCTAAACCTAACTCCAAAAGGCACAGGAACAGTAGTAGTAAACGGGCCTTTAACGGCAACTAGTTCAATACAAAATACAAGGATCAATCCAAGAGCAGTAGTTGCGGGGGCAACTTCTGGCAGTCTTACAATCAACGGTGACACAACCGATTTATACGAGGCCGAAGGACTTACCGGGGCAATTACATTTTTGCAGCCTAGCGGCACTCCTGTAGATGGTCAGCGACTCATAATCCGAATAAAAGATAATGGAACTGCCAGAGGCATCACTTGGACGACAACTAGTGGAGCATTCAGGGCAGTAGGAGTTACTTTACCGACCACTACTGTTTTGTCAAAAGTTACTTATGTTGGCTGTATTTACAATGCCACAGATGTTTTTTGGGATGTTATTGCAGCAGTAACTCAAGCATAAAGGAGCGCTCATGCAGCAAATTAGATTTACTTATGAAACTCGTTTTGGCCCATTTTCTGATGCACTTTATCTGCCAGAAGATCATACCTTTACTGAAGAGCAGATTGAGGCGATGAAGCAAGAACGGTTGAATAATTGGCTTGCAATAGTTAACCCGCCTATTGTTCCCGCTGAAGAGTAATAAATGGCAGATCGGTATTGGGTAGGTGGGACCGCTGCTTGGGATGGCACTGCGGGCACCAAGTGGGCACTAACCTCCGGAGGGCTAGGGGGTCAGGCCGTTCCCACATCTGCCGATGATGTGTTTTTTGATAGCGCATCTGGAGCCAATACCGTCACTATTTCTACTGGCAATACCGGTGCAAAATCAATTAATTGCACGGGGTTTACTGGAACTTTAGCTGGAACTGCTGCAATTACTGTATCGGGTAGCGTTACGTTAGTTGCTGGTATGACTTATAGTTATACTGGAATACTCACCATAAATGCAACCGCAACATTAACTACTGCCGGAAAATCACTAGGATCAGAAACTGTTGTTAGTGGATCTGGCATAACTGTAACACTTGGAGACGCATTAACTACTACTAAACTGTTTACTTTAACTCAAGGTACATTTGATGCGGCAAACTTTAATGTAACAGTGGCAGGATTTAGTTCTAGTAACACAAATACAAGAACTGTAACAATGGGGTCTGGTACTTGGTCTATATCAGGTAGTTGGACTTGCACAACTTCAACTAATCTTACAGTCAATGCTAATACATCGACAATTAGCATGACAAGTGCATCTCCAAAAACATTTGCTGGTGGTGGAAGAACTTACTATATTTTAAATCAAGGCGGTTCAGGAACCTTAGTTATTTCAGGTGCTAATACTTTTAATGATTTTACAAATTCTGTTACAACTGCAAACACAAGAATTGAATTTACTAATGCTACAACATACACATTTACAAATTTTACCTATTCAAATACCGCACCGTATACAACAGTATTTCAATCTTTAATAACAGGTGCTACTTACACTTTATCAAAGTCATCTGGAACAGTTACCGTAAGCAGATTATTAATTCGAGATTCGATAGCAACAGGTGGCGCAACATGGAATGCAACAGATAGCGTAGATCGCGGAAATAACACCGGCTGGAATATCACTGCATCAACCGGTAGATATTGGGTTGGTGGCACAGCAAACTGGGATGGCACCGCCGGAACCAAGTGGGCAGCATCATCTGGTGCGGCAGGAGGTTCAACCGTTCCGGGTCTTGTAGATCCCGCATATTTTGATGCTAACTCAGGAGCCAATACCGTAACTATTTCTGGCGGTAACTTTGGTTGTGCTGGAATTATTTGTACAGGATTTACCGGAACTATTACTGGTACTGCTCCAATTCAAGTTAACGGAAACTTAACTTTAGTTGCTGGAATGACCTACACTTATACCGGAACAATGAGTGTAAATGCAGCCTGTACAGTTACATGTGCTGGAAAAACATTAGGACAATATATTTTTGATTCTTTCGGTCAAACTTGTACTCTTGCAGATGCTTGTACTCTTGGTACAGCCAGCTCTTTTGTTTTAACTGCAGGAACTTTAAATTTAAACGGCAATACTTTAAGCACAGGTATATTTTCTTCAAGTGGAACTAGCACCCGTGCGATTACCTTTGGTTCTGCAAATATTGCTCTTACCAGTACGACTGCAGCAACTATTGTATTAAGTATGGCGACTGCCAGTAACTTTACCATGACAACAAGTGGTGGTGGATTTACTCGTAATATGGCGGCAACCGCTACTGTTGAGTTTGGCACAACGGGAGGCAGTACATCTAATGCTCCCAACCTAACGGTGAATGCTGGAGCATCTGCATTAACATTTACGAATTTTAGTTGGTTTAAAAATGTAGATTTTACTGGAAGCACAAGTACAGTTAGTGCCACCAACTTATCTATTAATGGTAACCTTACCCTTGCGTCAGGCGGAACATACACATCAATTTTTTTCTCATTTACTTCATCTGGAACATTTACTAGTTCTGGTAGAACAGTTGGTGGCTGTGCTATCGACGGTTCAGGAATTACAGTCACTTTAGCTGATGCTGCTACCGTAGCAACAAGCGGTGTTTTTAGTTTAACCCGAGGAACACTTAACTTAAACGGTAATACTTTAAGTACTGGAAGATTTTTTTCTGACGGAACTCTTACTCGTGCTATTACCTTTGGCGCTGCAAATATTGCGTTAACTAGCACAACTGCAGCAACAACAATAATAAGTATGGCAACTGCGACCGGTTTTACTTTTACTGGTACCGGTGGATTTACTCGTAATATGGCGGCAACCGCTACCGTTCAGTTTGGTTCTACTGCAGGCGGTACAACATCAAACGCTCCAAACCTAACGGTAAACGCAGGAGCGTCTGCTTTAACAATTTCAACTGGCAGTGAATTTAGAAATGTAGACTTTACCGGGTACTCTGGCACAGTTTCAGGTAATTACAATGCTTGTGGAAACCTCACTCTTTCAACGGGCGGCACATATACATCTCTTATAACTACATTTATTGCTTCGGGAACGCTTACTAGCGTTGGAAAAACAACTAGTAATTTAAATATTAGTGGATCGGGAATTACAGTAACTTTAGCTGATGCTGCTAACTTAGGAACAAGCGGTTCTTTTACTTTAACCCAAGGAACACTTAACCTAAATGGAAACACATTAACTACAGGCAGTATCAGTTCTAATAATAGTAATACTCGCGCTATTACTTTTGGCTCCGCAAACATAGCATTAGTAGCTAATGTTTCAACTACTATAATTCTTATGACAACTGCTACCGGATTTACTTTTACTGGTACCGGTGGATTTACCCGAAATCAAGTAGCAATTGCTACCGTTGATTTTGGATCAAGTGCTGGAGGTACAGCTTCAAACGCTCCTAACCTAACGGTAAACGCAGGAACATCCGCATTAACAATTACAAATAATAGTTATTTTAAAAATTTAAATTTTACCGGATTTGCTGGATCGGCTGCAAACAATGTTTTTGTTGCTGGAAACCTTACTCTTTCAACAGGTGGTACATACACAAGTATTGGCGCAACTTTTGTTGCATCAGGAACGATTACAAGTGTTGGTAAAACATTTTTTCAACTTGCTATTAATGGCTCTGGAATTACGGTTAATTTAGCTGATGCTATTTCCGTTCAAAACGGAATAACACTTACCTTGGGTACATTTGATGCGGCAAATTTTAATGTGACAACCGGAGCATTTAATTCAAACAATTCAAATGTAAGAACCATAACCATGGGATCGGGTACTTGGTCGATGACGGCTTCAAGTTCAGGTGCATGGAATTGCGCTACATCAACCAATCTTACGGTAAACGCTAATACCTCAACAGTCACCATGACAGGTGCATCAGCAAAAACATTTGCTGGTGGTGGAAGAACTTATTACAACCTCAATCAAGGCGGCGCGGGGGCGTTGACTATCAGCGGCTCTAATACCTTTAACAACATCACCAACACCACCCAGCCAGCCACGGTAACTTTTACTGCGGGAACAACGCAAACCGTATCCAGTTTTGGTCTGACAGGAACTGCCGGTAACCTAATCACAATTAACAGTAGCTCTGCCGGTTCGCAAGCAACTTTATCTAAGTCATCTGGCACAATAAGCGTTGATTATTTGTCTATTCAAGACAGTAATGCTACTGGAGGAGCAGCGTGGTATGCCGGGACAAATTCAACTAATGTAAGCAACAACACCGGCTGGATTTTTACGGCCCCGCCCGGACCATCTTCGGGTAGTTTTTTGATGTTTCTAAGTTAAATGTTTGGCTTTACCGCATTCGCCACAGCACCTTTCTCTAGTACGGGACAGGTAAGTGTTGAATTATTAATCACTGGTGTTTCGGGTTCTGGTCAAGTAGGCACAGTAGACGAATCTAGAAAAGCAACTGTTTTTCTTACAGGGGTTGAAGCCCACGCGGAATTAGACCCAGTAGGTGTTGCTGCTGGCTCAGATGTTGAACCCGCCGGTTTCCAACATACGGTTGACTTAGGCCAAGTAGCCATATCTACCGCTGCCAATGTCTTCCTTACGGGAGTTCAGGGTACAGGTCAATTAGGTCAGGCTGAAGTTCAGGCCAAGGCTGTAGTTAATCTCACAGGGGTTCAAGCCCAAGGCCAATTAGGTGAAGAAGAGATCAGTGCTGGGGCAATTGTCTTCCAGTCAGGGGTTCAAGGTGTAGGTCAGACTGGTGTAGTTAATATCCAACGTAAAGCCAACGTCTTCCCGATAGGGGTTCAGGCTTCTGCTTTACTCAATGGCGTTGGGGTGGCGGCAGGATCGAATGTCACTTTAGCCGGGGTTCAGGCTGTAGGCCAACTTGGCGAAGAGGAAATTAATCTTGAGGCAAATGTTTACCCAATAGGTGTCCAAGGTAACGGGCAGGTTGGCACTGCACAAATTTCCGGTAAAGCCGTAGTTAGTGTCACAGGGGTTCAGGGTGCTGGGCAACTGGGTGAAGAAGATGTTCAGGCTGGGGCAAAGGCTTATCCGGTTGGGGTGCAAGCTAACGGTCAGGTAGGCTCGGTAACAAATAGGACCGAAGCTAATGTTTACCCGATAGGGGTTCAAGCCGTTGGTCAGGTGTCAAATGTCCTTGTTTGGGGGATAATCCCAGACACTAACGATCCTAACTGGCAAGCCGTAAACGACTCTCAAACCGGAAATTGGGCTCCTGTAAATGATCAAAACAATGTAAATTGGCAACAAATAGACGACTCCCAAACCGGCACTTGGGTACAGGTTGCTGACGGAAATACCGTAGTTTGGGTTGAAATCCCGACATAGGAGCAATAAATGGCAAGTACTTACTCAACCAGTCTAAAACTTCAGTTAATGACGACTGGGGAAAATACCGGCACTTGGGGAAACGTCACAAACGTCAACCTCGGGACTGCCTTAGAAGAGGCGATTGTCGGGTCAGTAAACGTAACCTTCTCTAGTGCTGACGTAACCTTAACCCTGACCGATACTAACGCTGCCCAGACGGCCCGCAATATGCGGCTGGTCCTTACGGGAACTTCAGGCGGCGCTCGGCAGTTAGTCGTGCCCGCCGTAGAAAAGATCTATATCGTTAAGAATGATCTTGCAGATATTTGTACGGTTAAGGTTAGCGGCCAGACGGGAGTAGCCGTTCCCGCTGGTAAGACCATGTGGTTATGTAATGACGGCACCGATGTCAAAGATGTAGTAACCCACTTGTCTTCTCTGACCCTTGGTTCTGCCCTTCCCGCTGCATCTGGTGGTACGGGTGTAACTTCTCCGGGTACTGCTGGTAATGTTCTTGTCTCAAGTGGTAGTGCTTGGGCATCTCAGGCTTTAAATACATTTTCTACAGGAATGATTTTGTTGTGGTCTGGTTCGATTGCCACTATTCCTAGTGGCTGGGCCTTATGTGACGGAACAAATGGTACTCCTAACCTTCGTGATCGGTTTATTGTTGGTGCTGGTAATACTTATGCAGTGGATGCCACTGGTGGTTCTGCTGATGCGATTGTTGTAAGCCACACCCACACGGCCTCTGTAACAGACCCGGGCCATACTCACACCTTATCACCAGCTAATCGGCAGGTGTATAACTCAGGTGCTAGTGGTTCGGCTGGACAGTATAACGGTGGTGAAACATTTACTCAATTAACCATGAGTTCTGCAACAACCGGAATTACTGTTGGAATCAGTACAACTGGCTCATCTGGAACAAACGCAAATCTGCCCCCGTACTATGCGTTGGCGTACATTATGAAACTGTAAGGAGTAAACATGGCAAGCACATGGTCTAGTCTAAAAATACAATTAATGGGTGCTGGCGATGAGAGCGGCACATGGGGTACTGTAACTAATGCAAACTTAGGCACGGTTATTGAGGAGGCGATTACTGGGAGTGCAAACGTATCGTTTTCTAGTGCTGACGTAACACTGACCCTTACAGATAGCACGGCCTCGCAGACCGCTCGTAACCTGCGTTTAAACCTTACAGGCACATCAGGTGGAGCAAGAAATCTTGTAGTTCCGGCTATTGAGAAGTTTTACATTGTTAATAACGGCCTAGCAGATACGGTAACAGTCAAGAACTCTACCGGCACCGGAGTAGATGTTCCAGCCGGTAAAACCATGCTGGTATTTAACAATGGCACAAACGTTCTTGATGTCATTACCCACCTAAGTTCACTAACTCTGACTTCTGCCTTACCAGCAGGTTCGGGTGGTACTGGGCTTACTTCTCCGGGCACATCTGGGAATGTCCTGACTTCTAACGGTTCTGCATGGGTTTCTTCTGCACCATTTCCATCTGGTGGAATTATTATGTGGTCAGGGACAATCGCCACAATTCCTTCTGGCTGGGCGCTTTGCGATGGAACAAGCGGAACCCCCGATTTGCGTAACAAATTTGTTATCGCCGCAGATGCAGATTCAGGTGGCGCTGCAAAAACTACAGTTACAGGATCGGCAACTCAGTCTGGTGGATCAAAAGATGCCATCGTTGTCAGCCACACCCATACTGCTACTTCTGCTGTTACTGATTCAGGCCATACTCATACTACAACAATTAATGCTACTAATAATCAAGGTAGTGGCCCAGCATGGTTGTTTTGGAGCAACGGCGGTTCTCAAGGAACTGGGACCCATACAAGCAGTAGTTCAACAACTGGTATTACTGTTTCTACTACCGTTGCATCAACTGGCTCATCTGGCACTAATGCAAACCTCCCGCCGTACTATGCGCTGGCATTTATTATGAAACTGTGATGATTTATGAAAACTTTTATTGAAGCCCATAAAGTTGACGGAGTAAAAGTCTGCCGCTCCGAAGTTGAGGTGGTTTGCTTCCATTGCCAAGATCCAGTAAGTGAGCATGAACAGGAAACTGGAACCTGCACCAACTGCGGCCAACAATGGCGTCCCAAACAGTCTGTATCCGTCTGGGCGGCATCAGTCAAAGGCGGGGCTAAAACTTGGGGTCAGCAGTGAAACTCTGGGCATTGACTTTCTTATTTTTACTGCTACCTTGGATTTGGCTAATTTAGGGACAGGGGAATGAATCTTGAGTCAACTGCCAGATCCGGGGAATCCCGCAGAAGTCGCCCGTGCGGCTTTAGGTGGCATAAAGGAAGCCATCAAGGTAGGCCGGGAAATAAAAGAAGTCGGGAAGGAGATGAACTCCTTCTTGGACGAAGAGGCCAAGGCCCGAGTGGCATGGCGCAGGAAGCAGCAGGAAGTTCAGAGGCGTGGCGACATGATGTACATAGACGCCATCAACGAGTACCGAGTTCTTTATAACATTAAGAAAACAAAGGAAGAAGCGTTTAAGCAAATTGAAAAAGAGTTTGGCAAGCGGGCGGTAAGTGAGGTACAGGATTTAGAAGCACGGCTTAGGAAAGAACGAAAAGATTTACAGAAAGAGTTTGATTCGGATCGAGAAGCGACAAGGCGGGAGTGGTTAATAATTATTTTGTTCTCTGCCTTGATTTACGGAATACTCAAAGCGACAAAGGTGTGGTGATATGGAATGGCTTGCAAAGATAGCGCCGACTGCGGCGACACTGCTTGGGGGTCCATTAGCCGGGATGGCGGTGGATGCGATTGGTTCTGCACTGGGCATGAAAGATGCCACTAAGGATCAAATTAAAGACGCACTATCGTCTGGCAATATTAACGCCGAGCAGATGGCTGCACTCAAACAGGTGGAGGCCAACCTCAAGATTAAGATGAAAGAGTTGGACATCAAACTTGAGGAAATCCACGCTGGTGATCGGAACTCTGCCCGTGAGATGGCGGTTAAGACTGGGGATATCTGGACGCCTCGGATTATCGCTGCGGTGGTCTTTATCGTCTGGGGCCTAATTAACTGGAAACTCTTTAACGGCACCATTGGCGGGGATATGCGAGAGTTGGTTGCCCGTGCTCTTGGAACGCTGGACGCCATCCTGATGGCGGTTGTTTATTACTATTTTGGATCGTCATCTGGTTCCAAAGAAAAAACCGATGCGATGGCGAGCAAAAAATGAATCTGACCGCTAACTTTTCCTTGGCCGAGATGGTGAAGTCTGAGACTGCCCTTCGGCATGACATGGACAACACGCCCGGGGAGGCGGAAATTGAAAATCTTAAAAGATTGGCTGAGAAGGTTTTACAACCTGTTAGAGACCATTACGCTAAGGGCGTCAAAGTCAACTCGGGCTATCGTCACCCGGAAGTCAACGCCAAGGTCGGTGGGTCAAAAACTTCA